GACCGCGCTTAAGCCGCCGTTCAAGCCCGGCGATCTGGCCCGGCACAAGGTCACGCGGGGCACCTGCCGTGTGAAGTCCGTATTCCATGACCCGCGTCTGGGTTGGATCGTGATCCGCGAGTTGAACCCGCGTTTGCGCCACCCTGAACCGTTGGCCACTGCTGCTGATGCGCTGGAAAAGGTGGACCCCACCAAGTACACCGCGCACCTTTAAGACCCTGTTCCCGCGTCGTGCCGCCTTCCACCGGCGCGGGAACAGCCCTCTCGTTGGCTGCAACGCCTCACACACGAAATCGCTCGCGTGTGTGGGGTTTTGGATTCAACGATCTGGGAGAGATAACCCAGCGTTCCCGGCGTTCCTGCCCCCTAGCCGTAACTCAGTGGGGTCCGGCATAAGCATTGTCCCGTGAACGGCACGGGCACCGGTTACATAGCGTCGCGAAGCGTGCAATCGGGCATACCCAATACAAGACGCTCTCAATAGTGAGGGGGTCTGTTTGTGTATGGCCAGAGGGGATATGGCGCTATGGATCTCGGGAAAAGGGCATGTGGGCTTCGCTCCGAGAGATCTAGGGCTCTGCCCTTCCGCTTGGTGAGACTGCCCGCGTAGCGGTCTGCATAGGTATGCACGACTAAGCCACGACCTGACGCAAGGAGATGAACAGATGGGAAGCAAGACCAGCCGCCACGGTACCTGCCCTACTTGTGGGCAACCTACAAAGCCAGACGGTCACCCTGCCTTCGATCCACGCGCCCTGACAGTGGCTATCGAGCAGGGTAAGCCGATCTGCCAGCACGGTGAAGACCTGTCCCGTACTACCTCGCAGGGGCTACCGGCCTGTGCCCTGTGCCGTCACTCGCTGGCCACGCCACCACCGCCCGCCTCGCGTCCTGTGGTGGGTGCTCAGGACACGCTCGACTATCACACCCTTCGACTCGTAGAGGACTAACCGCCATGCTGACACCGACCGATCAACTGCGCGTGGCTCGCACCCATCTGCGTGAAGCCGCTGCCCGTCTCAACGACGCGCATTGCCACCTGTTCAACGTGACGTTTGAGTCCTCATCGCAAGAGGTCGCTGACGCAGCGGTGGATGTGGCCGACCTGACCGAGACAGTCACGGCCCTGGCCCGCCTGCTCGCAGAGGTCAAGCCATGAGTGGGTGGGGTGGACGCTCAGCGCAGACGCTGTTGCGCCGGGTGCTGGCGACCTATGGCAATCAGTGTCACTTGTGCCAGCATCCTATCGACGTGCGCCTGCTCGGTCAGCGCCACCCAGATGGGCCATCGGTGGATCACCTGATCCCGCGTTCCAAGGGTGGCGGCAACGACATGGGCAACCTGCGTCCCGCGCATCAGCGCTGTAACTCCCGGCGTGGCAACCGCCCGTTGACACCGGCCCTGTTGGCCCGGTTCCGGTCCCGCCCGGCCAGAGCGTCCGGGTTACGGGCCGGGTTTTTCTGACCGCCACCCCTAGGACACCCCCCGCAGTGTCCTGTTCCCCCTGAAATGCTCTGAAAAAAAGTTTAGAAATCGAAATAGACAAGAATATGAGGTGAAGCATGGATAATCCTTACCTTTTCGAAATGCCCGATGACAAGGTGTTGGGGGGTTCTATTGCCGAGGCCGCATATAAGACAATTCAAGCCCTTCACGCGCATGGCGCACTGGATGGGACTCACTCGCTCAAAGTTGAATTGATTATGCAGGGTGCGAAGGCGTTGGATTATGAGTTTCGTAAAGATAAACTCTCCATCGCCGCGATGCAGTTGTATACAAAGGTTCTCGATACCGCTGACGGTCTGCCCACGGTCCAGGCCGCAGTCGATGACTCGTTTAACCGGTTGGTCAAGGCGCTGGAAGACACAGACCAGTGAGCGGGATCATCCTGCCCGAGGATCTGCCCCACCCACCCAAATACGCGACGCGCCGTAACCCTGACCTGGCCACACGTGGCCCGCAGGTCGCGGCTATCGGTGCGGCCCTGGGCAAACCTTTGTACTCTCACCAGCGGTATATCGCGGACGTGGCCAACGAACTCAACCCGCCTGGCTCGCACCTGAAATACCGGTACCAGCGGGTCATCGTGTCTCAGCCGCGCCAGACGGGGAAGACCGTGCTCCAGCGCCCGGTCATGATTGAGCGCACACTCTCGACCAAGAACACCAACGCGTTCATGTGTGCGCAGCTCGGTAAGTACTCCACGGCCCGCTGGAATGACCTGGTCAATGACCTGCAATCATCGTCCGCGCTGTTCCATTTCGCGAACATCAAACGCTCCCAAGGATCAGAATCGTTGACGTGGCCGAACGGCTCGAAAATCGCGCCGTTCGCCCCAGGGCGTGACGCGCTCCACGGTGAAACACCGCCGCTCGTGTTCACCGACGAGGGCTGGAAATTCGACCAGGAATCAGGCGATATCTTGGCCAAGGCGATCCGGCCCGCCCAGATCACGCTGGGCGACCGCCAATGGTGGATCATCAGCGCTGCCGGTGACGTGGACTCAACGTGGTGGGACGCACTGTGTGAAGCAGGACGCGCCGCGACCTTGGACCCGAACTCCACGACCGCCTATTTCGAATGGTCGATGAACGAAGACGACGACCCCTACGATCCAGCCTCGTGGGGGTTCCACCCCGGCCTCGAAGGGCTTATTACCCTCGATGATCTTGCCGAGGAAGCAAAACCCGAAAACAATAGCCATGCGGATTTTCTACGCGGCTTTATGAATATCCCCACGAAATACAGTGAGAAAACCGTCATCAATGTAGAGAAGTGGGAAAAGGGCACAGTCGAATTCACCGAGGACATTAATATTCGTGAATGGACGTTGGCCTATGACGTGGCCATTGACGAATCCTACGCGAGTGTCTACCTGGCCAAACGGTCTGGTGCGCGGATCGACCTGGTCATGTTCGAACAGCGGGAAGGATCGAGTTGGCTCACGCCGTGGCTGCTCGAACTGCTCAAGAAAACCCGCCCCAAAGCCATGTACGCCGATGACGGGGGACCAGCCCGCCTGGTGACCGCCCGCCTGGCCACCAAAGGCCACCGCGTGACCGTGCTCGACGGACGTGCGTCCGCGCTGTCGTGGGCATCGTTCAAGGAACACGTCGAACTGGGCGTGCTCGCGCATTGTGATTCGACGCAGATCACCGAGGAAATCAAATACGCCGTCGAAACCTATGCGGGGGACGTGGCCACCCTCTCGCGTCGCCGCTCGCGCTCGGCGATCCCCTCGCTGATAGCCGCACACGTCGCCACCTATGGCGCGGGCAAAAACATCGGTTTGCAGATGTGGTGACACGCCGACCCCTTGACAAAGGTTGATTAAACGATCAAAGTTGACGACATGATCAACTGGGTTGAACGTACTGCCGCGTGGCTGGGTTTCACGCGCTCCGAGAGTGAAAAAGACCCGCAGGCGGGGATCAAGCCGCCACCACGCACCCCAGCCGGTTCCAGCCCACTCGGCTTGGGCGCGGTATTCCGTGCCGTGCAGGTCTTGACCACTGCTGGTGGGCAACTCTCGCTGGATTCGTACCAGCGCACGACCGGGCAAGTGGTCCCGGTCCAGCCCTCTATCGTGCGTAAGCCGGACACGGCGATCAGCCGGTCCGAGTGGATTCAAACTGCGATCATGAACCTCGCGTTGAACGGCAACTTGTTCGTGCGTAAGAACACCGGGCCGGACGGGTCGATCTTGACCGCCGAGGTACTGCCCGCCCATGAGGTCCAGGTCTACAAGGATGACCGAGGCCGCATCCGGTATGGGTACAAGGGTGACGAGTACACACCGACCCAGATCGTGCACGCTAAGTTCGTGCCGGTTCCTGGCCGCAAGCGGGGCCTGGGACCTATCGAGGCGGGCACCCCAGAGTTGCGCGGCGCAATGGACCTACGCGACTACACCTCAAACATCTTCCGCGACGATGACGTACCTAGTGGCGTGCTCTCAACGGACCAGCAACTCAACGGTGAGGATGCCCAGGAATACAAGACACGCTGGGTCGATACCGCTGACGGTAAGGTGCGCGTGCTCGGCCACGGCCTGAACTACACGCCGATCATCATGACCCCGAAGGTCGCCCAGTACGTCGAAACCCGCCAACTCACCGTCTTGGATGTGGCCCGCCTGCTCGGTGTGCCCGCCTCGCTGATGCTTGCAGCGGTCGAAGGCTCTGGCATGACCTATCAGAACGTCGAGCAGGAATGGATCGGCTTCACCCGGTTCACGCTCATGGCCTACCTCAAACCGATTGAGGACCTGCTGACGGACCTGGTGCCTGGCACCCAGGAAGTGCGCTTCAACGTCGAAGCCCTCCTACGCTCTGACACCAAGACCAGGTACGAGACGTACAAACTCGCGCTGGATGGTGGGTGGATGCACCCAGACGAGCCACGCGACATCGAGCACATGCCACCGCGCACCGACCTACCCGCCCCGAAGGAAACCCATGTCAACGAAACTGCTTGAACGCTCCCTGTTGATCCGTGAGTTCAACGAGGAAACCCGTGAATTCACCGGCTTGGCCGTCCCGTACGAGTCGCCCACCGTGATCAATGACTGGTGGATGGCCACCGAGTACGAGGAATCCTTTGCGCGTGGCGCAGTCCAGGACTCCGAGGGCGCAAAGATTTTCTGGCAACACCGCGAATCCATCGGCAAAGTCATCTCCGCCCGCGACACCGACGAGGGCTGGGAGATCACCGGCTACCTGTCGCGCACGGCTCGTGGCGATGAAGCCTACACCCTCCTGCGTGACGGCGTAATCGAACATCTCTCGGTTCGGTTCAAGTCCCTTGAGCACACCGAGGTTCCGGCCACCAAGGACCAACTGACCCAGATTATCCGCACCAAGGTTCTCGTGCGCGAAGTGTCCCTCGTGGACTTCCCCGCCTACGAGGGCGCAACTGTCAGTGCCGTTCGCTCACAATCCGCACCACCCACCACCACCGAAATGGAGAACACACGCATGGACCCCGAAACCCTCGCCCCGCTGCATGAAGCAATCGAAGACCTCAAGCGCGGTCAAACCCTGCTGACCCAGCAAATCGACACCGCCAGCGCAACCGATGTTGCGCCACTATCCCAGTTCCGCAGCGCTGGTGAGTTCCTCAAGGCCGCTATCGCACCAGACGGTGACGAAGCCCGCGCCGAGTACACCGAAATGATGGCTCGCGCCTATGAGGGCGCTACCACCGATAACTCGATCCTCCTGCCGACCTGGGTAGGCGACCTGACCCGTCTGATCGACACCCCGGACCCGCTCAACGGCATCTTCTCCACCGGCGCGCTACCCGCCCAGGGAATGAGGCTGGAATACGGTCAACTCGAATCCGATTCGAGCGCCGTGGACGAGCAGGAAAACGAAGGCGACGACCTCACCTATGGTGAAATCGCGCTGACCACCGAGACTGCCGACATCAAGACCTACGGTGGATACACCGAACTGACGCGCCAGACCATTGAGCGCTCCAACGTGAACTACCTCGACCACGCGTTGCGTGCCCTCGCGCTGGCCGCAGCGCGCCGCAAGATCACCAACAAGCGCGCCCAGTACGCTAACGCGGTCGCCGCCCAGATCACCGCAGGCAACACCGTGGATGCTGGCGCAGGAACCTACGTGGACTGGGTAGGTGCTCTGGTAGACGGCGCGGAAAAGTTCGTGGACCTGGGTCTGGCCCTGGAACACCTCGTGGTCTCCAAAGGCATCTTCAAGGAACTGGCCGCGCTCACGGATACCGCAGGTCGCCCGCTGCTGACCGTCCGCAACGACGGCACCAACAGCGTGGGAACTTTGAACCCGACCGGACTGTCTGCGAACCTTGCCGGGGTTGAGGTGCGCGTCAACCTCAAGCAGGCCGCACCAGGTGCAGCGCTGACCAACCGCCTCGCCCTGCGCGAGTACTCCAGCCCCGTTGTCTCGCTCCAAGACGAGAACATCATCAACCTGTCCAAGGCGTTCTCGCTGTACTTCTACGCAGCGTTCGCCCACGAAATCCCCGGCGCTATCGTGCCGGTCACCCTCGACTAATGGCACTGCCCACAGTCGATCAGTTTCGCGCCTACATCGGGGACCAAGTGACCGATTCCGCGGTGCTCCAAGGGCACCTGGACGCAGCGCGGGACCTGGTGGACAAGTTCGTAGGACAAAACCAGGTGCCTGACCCGGTCATGGATCAGGCCTACCTGGAAACGGCCTCGAAACTCTCGGCCCGCCGTATCGCGACACCAGCCGCCTATGGCGGGATCACCGAGGGTGGGGCGGGTATCCCGGCCCCGCTCGATCCGATGATCACCACCTATCCGCTGCTACGGCGATGGGTACCGGCGTTCTGATGAAACTGACCTCAACGCGCCGTACCACCGCCCAGGTGATCGAGGACGAAACCACGATCCACACCCACGCGATGCTCCCACCCGCACTACGCCCACCGTGCGCGATCCTCGTGCCCGGTGACCCCTACGTCAGTGACGGGATGGTGTTCACCAAAGCGCTGATCACCTACGAACTGCGCCTCGTGGCACCGCAGACGCAGCAACCCGAAACCGCCCTCGATCAGCTCGAACAGATGGCGGAAACCGTGTTCGAGCACCTGGGCGATGACTACCGCCTCGCGCTCGGTGGCATCTCTGAACCCTATTCCCTGGTCATCGGGGGAGCCACCAGTTTTCCTGCCGTCTCCATCGGTGTGACGGTCGAAATCGACAGATAGAAAGGGCCGTACATCATGGCTGAATCAACCCGCATCAAGGGTAAATACCTCCTGATGAAACTGGGCACGCCCGGCACTGATTACAAGTGCGACGTGACCAGTTGGACGCTTGCACCAGGTGACCCAGACACCGACACCGTCACCTACTGCAACCCAGACGGTGAGACCCCGTGGACACTGTCTATGACCGCGATCCAGTCCACTGACACCGAATCGTTTTGGACCTACGCGTGGGAACAGTCCGGCGAAACTGTGCCGTTCACTGCCGCGCCGTGGGGTAACGCTGAACCTACCGATGACCAGCCGCACTTCATCGGCATGGTCAAGATCGGTCGCAAGCCCTCTATCGGTGGTGAAGCAGGCTCGCAGACCACTCACACGTTCGAGTTGGAGTGGGAAGTGGAAAGCGAACCGACCAAGGTCGGCGCTACCACCGAACCGTAATGTCTGACGCGTTCACTCTCGCAGCCGGTGACGGGGTACAAGTCCGCGTCACCGGCCTGCGCGACACCCTACGCGCCATGTCGCGTGCTGGCGCTGCTGCCGAGGACATGAAGGAAGTCATGCACTCACTCGGCATGATCGTGGTCCACGCGGCCCGCCCACCCACACGCTCCGGCGCTCTGGCGGGCACGATCCGTGCATCGAAGACCAAAACCAAAGCCGTGGTACGGGCCGGATACGCGTCCGTCCCCTATGCGGGGGTCATCCACTACGGGTGGCCTGCCCGCAACATCCCTGCAAACCCGTTCCTCGACCAAGCCCGCGCCGAGCAGATGCCCCGCATCCTGCGCGAGTTCGAAGCGGCCCTGATCGACATTCTTGACAAGGAAAAACTGACATGACACAGCCTCAGAAGATCAAGTTCTCACAACTCACCCTGGGTGAACTGTCCGTCCTGGAAAAGCAGGGCGGCTTTGACCTGGGCAACATCGGGGATTCGTTCACCTCCGCGCAAATGGCCGCACTGGCCTACATCTTGACCAAGCGGTTCGTGAACTCCCGGTTCACCTGGAACGAAGCACTCGGCTTGACCCTGGAAGACGCGCAAAACCTCATGGAAACCCACCTCGACAACGACGAGGCCGAGGAATCCGATGAGGAAGACCCAAAAGCACTGGATCAGATTCCCACATATCCACAGCCGCCGTTGCCCGCTGGATCAGAGTCAACCGATCCGGTGGACCTATCTCCTGGCGCGACTTCAATCGACTAACGATTGCCGATTACCAGGTTTTTGACGAACTCCTAGACACCCTCGAACAGGACTAACCATGGCGAACAAACACGCGATCACTATCGCGGTGCTGGCAGACACCAAGAACTTCGCCAAGTCCATGAAAAACCTGTCCACCGAAACCGGCCTGTCCAAGGTCGGCAACGGCGTGAAAAAGGTCGGTGGCTTTCTCAAGAAAGCCACCGGCGCTGCTGCCGGTCTTGCCGTGGCTATCGCTGCCGTGGCGATCAAGGGTGGCTTTGACCGTGCCATGAAGATCGAGGACGCCCGCGCTTCCCTCGAAGGTCTGGGCCACTCCACGAAATCCATCGACAAGATCATGGGCTCAGCCCTGGAATCGGTGAAGGGCACCGCGTTCGGTCTAGGCGATGCGGCCACTATCGCCTCGACAGCGGTGGCGGCGGGGATCAAGCCGGGGGAGAAACTGACCCGCACCCTGAAACTGACCGCGAACACCGCAGCCCTGGCCAAGGTTGGCCTGAATGAGATGGGGTCGATCCTCAACAAGGTCTGGACCGCTGGGAAGGTCTCGACCACTGAACTGAACCAGATAGCCGATCGTGGTATCCCGATCTGGACGAAACTCGCCGAGCACTACAAGGTCAACGGCACCGAGCTACGCAAGATGGTCTCAGGCGGTAAAGTCTCCGCCGAGGACTTCGCCAGCGTTCTCGAAGGCACCGTGGGCAACGCCGCCGAAGCGATGGGTAACACCACTCGTGGAGCGTGGAACAACATGCTGGCCGCGCTCAGCCGTGGTGGTGAAGCGTTCCTCAAGGGCGTATTCCCCTACTTCAAAAAGGGCTTCACCGGGATCACCGGGCTGCTGGACAAGATTGCACCACTGGCCGAAAAACTCGGTCAAACCTTTGGCCGCTGGGTCGAAGGGACCGTGATCCCCGCCCTGCAAAACCTGGGCACGTGGATCACCACAACAGTGGTGCCCGCCCTCAAAGAACTCGGCGCGTGGATCGTGTCGAACCGGGCCACCCTCGAAGAGTTGGGCGCGAAACTCACCGAGATAGGCCAAACCGTCCTGGCCGCGTTCATTGCCACCCTGCAAGCCGCTTACGCTGCCCTACAGACCACAGCGCAGTGGATCAAAAACAACCATGACTGGCTCGTGCCCCTGGTCACCGTGATTGCGTCCGCTGTGGCCGGGTACAACGCCTACATCAAAGTCATGGCGATCTGGAAGGCCGCTGTCGTCGCAGCCAAAGCCGCCCAAGTGGCCCTCAACGCCGCGATGGCCCTCAACCCTATCGGCCTGGTGATTGCAGCGGTGGCCGCACTGACCGCTGGCCTGGTGTGGTTTTTTACCAAGACCGAGACCGGCAAGCGCACCTGGGACCGTATATGGAGCGGGATTAAGTCCACGTTCCAGGGCGCTATGCGCGCTATCCAGCCCGTCCTCAAAGAGTTGAAAGCCTACTGGGACGTGATGTGGCCGCGCATGAAAGCGTTGTGGGACGCGGTAGGCCCGCCGCTGATCAACTACATTAAACGTCTGTTCTCGGTCATGGGATCGAGCGTGGGGACCGTGTTCAAAAACATGGGCGTGGTCATTAAAACGATCTGGAACCAGATCAAGAACGTGATCAAGACCGCGCTGGGTGTGATCCAGGGGATCATCAAAACCGTCACCTCGATCATGAAGGGCGACTGGAAGGGTGCCTGGGACGGCATCAAACAGATCGTCACGTCCATGACCGACGGTATCCGTAACACGTTCAAGAACCTCGCCAGTGGTATGGGTGAGATCGGGAAGAACATCATTCGCGGCCTGGTGGGTGGCCTCAAGTCTCTCGCGTCTGCGCCTGGTGAAGCGCTCTCTGCTATCGGCTCTGGTATCAAGAACAAGTTCAAGTCGATCCTGGGTATCCACTCCCCGTCCAAGGTGTTCGAAGGTTTCGGCGCGAACATCGTGCAGGGTCTCGTATCGGGTCTGGATAAGAACCGTGAGCGTGCTGGCGTGGCGATCACCAAGATAGCCAACAAGATCACGGACGCTAAGCACCTCCAAGGCAAGAGCGCTTTGGTGGAGTACGTGCGCGCCCAGGGACGCGACCTCGACGCACTGTGGAAATCACATGATGCCACGGTCAAGAAACTGGCCAAAGCCAAGGACGAACTCAAGGCTCTGCTTGATGCCCGCCGCTCCATGCGCGATCAAATCGCCTCGAGTTTGAGCGGTGCGGTCAACCTGGGATCGGTGGTGGCCAAAGACGAAGACGGCAACATAGCCAAGGGCAAGACAACCAAGAAAGATGTAGCCTCCTACGTCTCCGGTCTGGCGAAGAAAGCCAAGACCTTTGCCGCTCGCATGAAAGACCTGGTGGCTAAAGGCTGGCCTGATTCCTTGGTGCAGCATGTGGCCGGGCTGGGCTGGGATGAGGGTATCGAGGTGGCCAACGCTCTGCTGGCCAAGGGCAAGGGATCAACCGCAGCGAACGCGGCGATCAAGGCGGACTGGGCCTCTATCGAGAAGTCCTCCCTCTCGGTGGGTAAGACCGTCTCGAACTCGATGTTCTCCGTGGGTGTGGACGCTGCCCAAGGGCTGGTGGATGGGCTCAAAGCATCTGCGAAGAAGACCGAGAAGGCTGCTAAAGACCTGGCGAAGACCCTGGCGAAGTGGGTCAAAAAGGAACTGGGCATCGCGTCCCCATCCAAACTGTTTCGCCGGTTTGGGCGGTTCACCACCGAGGGCTTGGCGATCGGCTTGACTGATGAAGCCTCACGGGTAACCAAGTCCATGAAAAAGGTTACCGGTCTGGTCACAGACGGCTACAACCCCTCGCTATCTCCCACCCTGCCCAACGGGGCACAACCCCACACCGCCGGATCGGTGACCTATGAGATCACCGTGAACGCGTTGACAGCGACCGAGGAAGTAGGCCGCAAGGTGGTCGAGTCCATCAAGAAGTTCGAGCGTGCTGGGGGGCGGGTATGAAGCTCGAAATCCTTGCACCCACTCAAGGCGCGTTCGTGCTGGGACGCACCCAGTTGCCGCACACCCTGACCGCTCTGGACGGCGCGCAGGCGTGGACGGATTACACGTGTGACGGCACGGCGATCACGATCACCCGGGGTGGGGATCGTGACCCGGCCTCGACCCGTCTGGGTCCAGGGGTGCTCACTCTCACCACGCGTGCGCCCTCGCCGGTGACCGATCCGGCCCTGATGCCGGGGCGCATGGTGCGCGTCACCCAGGACGCGGTGACCGACTGGAATGAGATACACGTATCCGACCTGGCACCAGGTGATCGACCGTTCTGGATCACGAACGGTAACGGGCATTTCTTCCACGCCTCCACCTCATACACCTCACAGGGCATGGTCAGTACCTGGTATACGGACCCGCCTGGGACCGGCGTGTTCAACCCGGCCTGGTTCAACACGAGCGAGATGGGTATCCCCGCAGGCTCCATCGTTGAGGTGCAACTGCGTAACACTGGTGACCCGATCACGGTGCGCACGGTCAACGGAAACGAAACTGTGGCCGAGGACCTTACCTGGTATCGCCCGCCGTTCATCGAGCAGGGTTCTGTGCTGTTTGACCCTCAGCGCTCCCGATCTGGAACGCTGACCTTTGCGGCTGTGCGCTGGGTGCCCGTAGGCACGCCCACGCGTGAAACCATCTTCACAGGTGTACTGAAACTGCCGCAGATCACCCCATCGGTCGAGGACGGCAAATACACCACCGTGGTCACGGCGCATGACCGTATGAGCGCGCTTGCCGCACAAATGCGCTACGGCGTGGTCTCCGGCAACCCGTCTGGCACCCAGTCGCTCAACGCCCGCCTGGTCACGCTGCTCGAATCCATCGGCCTCGATCCCACCGCGTGCGGTATCCACTTAGGTGAGCCAGTACCTGACCTCCTGGGTAAGGTCATCCCCGCCACGCCCACTGGTGTGAGCGGATATCGGGTAGACCGCGCCCAAGACGGCGACCAGGTGCGGATCACTGCACACTCGCTGAACACCCCGCCCGCCACTCTGCCCGCTCAGGCGTTCGGGGTACGCCACACATTGACCGGCCTCGTACCGGATCAGCCCTACCAGGTCGCTATCACCCTGCAACTGCTATCTGGCATCGTCACCGAGTATGCCGCCCGCATCGACTCCACCGAGGTCAGTTCGATCATCCTTCGAGACCCGCTGGAAAGTAGCCCCGCGGCTGTGCGGACCCTAACCGCCACGTTCACGGCTACCTCAACATCGCACACGCTCACTATCGCCAACCGCTCCGCCCACACATTTGTCTCTGTGGGTAGTGGCCCGGTTGCAGACCTGTATGTGGCCCGCCTGCTCGTGGCTGGCGCCGAGTCCGGCGACGTGCTGACCGATGTGGTCTACGAATCGAACCTGGCCAACCATTTCGCCCTGGCGTGTGACAGCGGGCAGATGCTCTGGCACGCCACCAAAGACTACGCCCTGCGCTTCCAAGACGGCCCGCGATTGATGCCCTATGAGTTCTCCGACGTACACACGAGCGACCGATACCACGTGTGCTACAGCGATCTTGATATGGCGTTCGATGACACGGCCCTGGTCAACGCGCTCACCATCTCTCAGCATGGCCGCAAGTACGACGCGGACCAGGGCGGCTGGTATGCGGATGACTACACGCGCTCGTTCACCGATCAGACCTCGCAGGCCACCTACGGCCAGTACGCCACCAGTGTGGACACCTGCCTGTATACCGGGCCGGGCTATGAAGGCCAACTACGTTCCCTCGCGTCCACGATCCTGACCGCCCAGGCGTACCCGCGCATGACACCGCGCTCCCTGACGTTTGACGCGTCCGAGTTCTTTGAGGCATCAGGACGGCTCGACCTTAACGACCAGGTGAACGTGACCCGCGCCGGGGTGACCTATCCGTGCGTGATTACCGGTATGCAGCGCCGGTCCACCCCGCGCCGTGGCCGCACGCCACGCGATCTGCTGACCCTGACCCTTTGGAGCATCCCTCATGGCTAAACTCACCATCTTTGTGGACGGTCAAATCGTGACCGCCGCCAACCTCAACACCATCACCCCTGACGTACCTGCTGCTGGTGACCCGCTAGACACGGACTGGGTTCCGCTCACATATGAAGCCGATTTCGAGCCTCAAGGGTCCGGTACTCCGCGAATCAGGCGTACGGGGATGACTGTGGAGTTGCGCGGTTTGGTCAAACCGAAAGCCGGGACACTTCCCACCAACAACACCACAGTGGTGATCATCCCACCCGAGTTCGTGCCTGCTGAATGGCTGTACCGGGCCACTACCGGCCAAGCCATGGCCGTTAACCACCGCCAAATCATCACCACTGGTGGTCAAGTCCAGATTGCAGTTTCCGCCAGCGGCTCCGCATGGTGCAGCATCTCCCAGGTCTGGCTCCTGGGCTAGTCAACTGAAAAGGAATCTCATGTCCTACCATCTCGCCCCATCCCTCGTACGCCTACGCGAACAGATCAACCAGGAATGGCCGCAGCGCGACACGACCTCAGACGGGTGGATAGGCGACACCCGTCACCAGGCCGTCAAATCGGATCACAACCCGGACTACAGCGCCGGGGGTGTGGTCCGGGCTATCGACGTGGACAAGGACGGAATCGAGGTTGACCGGCTCCTGGCCGCTGTCATGTCTGATGACCGCACCGCCTACGTGATCTTCGAGCGGCGTATCTGGACACCAGGCGCAGGGTGGCGCACCTACACCGGCCTGAACCCGCACACCAGCCACATTCACATCTCGATCAAGCACACCGCCACCGCCGCAGCGTCCGAACGCGACTGGCCACTCACCACCACGCCAGCACCATCTCAAGTAAAGGAACCCGAGCACGTGAAACGCATCAACCGGCTAGACAAGACCCCCACCCAGAAACTCCCGCAGCGCGAGTGGAAATACCTACGCATGAACGATAAGGGCGACGTGTCCGTTCTGCGCGATCCGGGCCTGTTCGACAGCGATCTACAGATCACCGCCGTGGATCTTCCACAAGAGTTCACGTTGCAGGCCCGCGCCGTCCTGGTGGAGAAGGTCAAAGACGGGTCATGGGCTATCGTGACCCGCTACCCGATCACCGAACACCGGGGAACGTCCGGGCAGACGTTCATCTCACAGTCGCAGAAGGGCACCCTGGCCCAGGGTCGCCGCCTGCGCTGGCAAGTGTGGACCGACGCGCCTGGCGCGGCGATCACCAACGTGTCTGTGCGTACAGACCTGTTCAACTAAGGAGAAGCATGAAGAACACTTTCACGCGGTCTACCCGCAAGTACGTGTACAGCGTCGCCCTGGCGTTTGCGCCCTTGGCGGTGTATCTGGGATGGATGGACCCAGCCGCCCTGCCGCTCGTGCTGCCGCTCGTGCTGGCGCTGCTGAACCTGACCCCCGAGGACTCCGAGGCCACCTCGTGACCACCCCACCGGTGGGAGAGGGTTATCTCAGCCTAGGCAAGCGCTTGGAGCGGATCGAAACAAAGCTCGATGACGTGGTGGAGAAGATGCCCACTGTCAACGACCTTGACCGCCGCGTGGCTGAACTCGAATCATGGCAGACCTGGGCCATGAGGATCGTGATCGGCGCGGTGATCACCGCCCTGATCGGCGTGGTGATCGTCATCCAGTAACCACCCGCACACGATAGCCCCACACCCTCGATGGTGTGGGGCTATACGTGGTTACGCAGTACGCCGTAGCCGGTCCTCGTAGACGTTCTTGACCGCAGCCCGCGCACGCTCCGCCGGAACCCGCACATAGCGTTGCGTGGTAGCAACCGTGGCGTGGCGTAAGAGTTGCTGGGTGGTGAGTAGGTCGCCCGTCTCAGCGTGCACGTCCGTGCCGAACTTGTGCCTCAACTGGTGCATGGTCGCCGCACCAGGCAGCAGCCGCGCCACGATCTTACCGACCCACTGGGGCGACATGTGGCCCGTGTCGCCCCACTCGCCGGGGAACGCCCACCCAGCCAACTGCCCGTCATTCTCACGCTTGATCTGATTGATCAGATCACGCGCCACAGAGTCCGTGAGTGGCACCGTTTGGAGCGTGCCGCCCTTACCGTGGACCCACAGCATCCAGCCGTCTAAGTCCTCGAACAGATCGTTCGCGTGAACGCTGGCGACCTCAGCGCGCCGCAGCCCGGCCTCACACGCGAGGCGCACCATGACCCGATCACGGTGTTTGCGGGCTTTGGATAGAGCGTGCTCATAGTCGCGTTCCGAGGCGGGCCGAGGCTGGGGAATGACACTGGGCACTTTGGGCCATTTCTCGGCCGGGGATTCCTCAACCCGGCCGGTATCGACGGCCCACGCGTAGAACTGCCGCACGCTCGTGCGGACCCCGCGCCGGGTCTCCATCACCCAGGTAAAGCCAGCAGCCCATTGCATCAGATCATCGAGCGTGACCTCGAACGGTCGCTTCGATGTGCAGAAGTCTCGTGCAAGCCATGAGACGTGTTCCCGCCGTGACCGCATCGTGGAATCTGCGCGTCCAGCCGCTGCAAGATAATCGAGCCATTTCTTGATCTCGTTTTCCCAATCACCTTTGATCGTTTGCATGTAGACAACATCGGCTACCTGCAAAGATTCATGCGGTTCTATATCGGGGACTAAATGGAGCATCGTCCGATCACGCGGCGATAGCGTTTGTCAAACTGTCCACCAACCAGAAGGTTGGGGGTTCGAATCCCTTCGAGCGCACAGTTGGACCCACTCAGGAAATCTGAGTGGGTCTTTTGTTTTGTCTACACCTGCCCTATGTGGCTTGTCGACGAGTTTGGTGGTGTGCCAGCGCATAGCACGTTAATCGGTGGGCTGTTTTTGGTCCGGCTGCGTGAACTTTATGTGCATACCTGGACGTTTTATGGCCCATCGGATTTTAGGTCAATTCGTAAGGTCTTGTGCGGGCCCACATCGATGCTACTTCGCGCGGTTCTTGACCAGTGTCAGAGCATAGGACTCCCACCATTGGCCCGCGGAAGGACCGCCGTTGCACGTGCCATCAGATTCGCCAGGCCGTTTGATCCAGAGAAGGCCATCAAGTGCACCAGAGCCGGTGTAGAGTTTCGGCTTCTTGCCAAGCCCTCGGCCAGAGGGGTTACACCATTCGCCACTCTTGGGTCCTTTGCCATTGCGTGAGGTATCCACGATGTAGTGCCTGTGGGCAGCCGTGACCTTTTGTTGTCTGAGTGCGGCGGAGACCTTCTTGGCGTATCTTTTCTCGGCTGAGGTGGAGTTAAAGTTTGAAACATTCGTCGCAAACCCGCGTGCGTGGGAGATACCTGCCGCCTTGAGTCGCGTAGCCATTGCCTTTGGCGTGCGCCAGTTGGAATGTCCACCGTCAAGGTAGACCCAGGCGCCAGCCTTGGTGAGTTTCTTCGTGGCGTACTTCAGCAGGTTGTTCCTGGTTTTCCCACCGCAGTCCAGTGCGAGAGAGTCGGGTTCCAACACGATCAGAGGCTTTGCCCCTTTGATTCCAGCAGCGACCTTGTTGATCCATTTCTTATAGGTCTTCGCATCGAGGCCACCGGCCGAATATTGGCCGCAGTCCCGCCCAGGAATCGCGTACAGCACCATGGTGGGACGGGCTTTTGCCTTGTTTGCGGCGCGAATATAGGCGGCAACGTCGCTCTTGACCGTGGCGACGGAATTCCAGTCGCCGAACCAACGGGCCTGCGGAGTCTTGGAGATGTGACTGAGTTGCTTGGCCACAGATGTTCGCCCCTGGGCTTTGGCCTGTCTGACCGCGATGACCGCTGAACCTTGAGTATCAACATGGAGTTTCTTGTATCTCTTGCCCTGCACTTCTGACTTCTTTGCCTGCAGTGCCGTGTGGATTGAAGTGAAACTAGATGATGTCACGTTCGACTGCGTGACAACCTTTTGTAGAGCGGGCTGGGCTGCAACAACGCTGGGAGAGAATAAGAGCGAGGCTGCCAAAAGCGACGTGTAGATCCGTAGTCCTGCAGGTCTTCTTCTCGTACCCATGTTGGTCCCTACTACGGTGTAGTGGTGATTGTGAAGCGGAAAATTTCGCGGGCAGGACCGAACCGGACATCATCAGTTCCGGGTATTGGCTCGGCTACTCGAACCCCGATGGTGTTTGTGCCCATGCGGAAAGGCACGGAATTACCCGGCCATCTGTATGTCGTACTGGGGTTTGCCTCTTGCTTGCGTGTCCGCGCTTCTTCGTTAAGGTAAAAGCGCATCTGCCCGTTGTGGCTTGACAGTAACTTGAACTGTACTTCAAGTTGGTCTAACGGATGGTCGACAACGAGCGTACCTTCACTGCCAATCACATCGTTCGAGCCGTCGATCCACAACGATTCAACCGTGAACAGATCTTCAGGCATTGGCGAGACGGTATAGGTTGTGGCGACCTGTTGCTCCGCCACGGGTTCACCGTCAACGAAGTTTCTGACAAGGTATTTAAGTCCACTACCAGTGGGAGCGGTTGAGGAAACATCGACAGTCCAGGCAGCCAACTCAGGCTCATCCTCTTCTGACACGGAGGTTGTCAGCGATCCCGAAGCGGTAACGGTGACCCGCTCGCTCACTGCAGTCGTTGGGTTCGCCGCGTCGAAAACCTGAATATCTGATCCAACAGGGGCGATACCGGAGAACCTAGGCATAAGGGAAACGTCAACGGGATCTGATTCCGCAGTCAACTCCAGGTGTCCTGTCTCAGGTTCTTCCGGTCCTTGAGGCTCCTCTGTGGGTTCTTCACTGGGATCTGGGGTCGGTTCCTCGCTTGGTTCCTGTTCAGGCTCTTGGGTTGGCTTGTCGTCAGGGTCTGTGACGGGATCCTTGTCTTCGTCCTTGTCCTTGTCGCGTGGACGTTGGGTCTCGTTGTCAGTTGGATCCTCAGCGGTTGGCCGTGGACGCGGGTCACCCGTTGGCCGCTCAACGGACGATTCTGAGGCGACCTCGCTGGAAGGCGGCTGTTCCTCGGGAGGATCCAACTCGTCGTCAATAGGCTCCGTCGTGGGCGGAGTAGTGGCTGGGGGCGCTGTAGGCCCACCTGTAAGGGCCTCGTTACCCTGCGCTGTTGGTGTTGGTACGGGACCGCGATTCGGGTTGCTGAGAGCAAAGGCGGCCCCGACAGCGCCCGCAACCACGAGTATGCCGATCACGGCGAGTACCGCTCCCTGGTTTGAGGAAGCCCAGTCGCGGGTCCGGCCAAACGGTCCGGAAGTGGTTGCAGTGCCCACCGTGCCCGCTGCTGTAAGCGGTAGGACCTGACTGAGCACGGCAGGGCTGACGCCCAACACGAGTGGCAGCAAGATCCCACGCAGGGACTGGCTGACACCCTGCAACTCGGCGAGGAGCAACGAGCAGTCATTGCAACGCTTGAGGTGGTTTTCGATGCGGGTCTTGCGGCGTGTGGTGATCGAGCCGCGAGCATAGGAGGCGATGTGCTGCTCAGTCCACTGGCACTCTTCCGAATTAGCCTGGGACGTGGTGGGGATGTGTGCCTGAAGCCACGAATCGCGTAGGCCTTCGCGCGCACGGAAGGCAAGCGCGGAAACCGCTCGCGGGTTCAAGCCCATGATCGGGGCGATCTCGGCTGGGGTCATTCCCTCGATTTCCGAGTACCACAGAACCGTGCGCCAATCCTCTGGCAGGTTTCTGAAAGCGCTCAGAGTGAGCCGTTTGTCCTCGGTCAGGGATGCGATATCCGAATCCGTGATGAGGAGGTTCTCCTGAGTGCTGAGGTCAACGGTTGGTTCAAGTTTTGCTGACCACGCCATCGAGACGGAACGCAGTGTGGCGTAGAGGTAGGCGCGGAAGTTGTCGGTGGGACCTTTCCCGTTCTTGATCGCGGCAAAGATACGAGTGAATGCCTCTTGAGCGAGGTCCTCTGGATCATGCGATGACGTGACTGCCCGTGCTGCTTTGCGTGCCGCAGGATAGTGGCGTGACCACAGCGCCGCGTAGGCGCGCTCGTCTCCACCGCGTAGCAGTTCCACGAGGTGTGCATCAGACAGCGATGTCAGGTCTAGGTGTGTGGGAGTTTCAGTCATCGTTTCGTTGGACGTGCGGATTCCATAACCAGCCGATCTTTCGATCCTAGGCGTAGACCTCGACTAAATCCACCTTTCTGACCGGGGGAGGGTCCTCGATCCGTGTGGACCGTAGGACATGGGAAGCAGAGCAACTTTGAGGTGCTCCTGGAGGTTGTCAATCTCCTCCTCAAGGATTGCGCAGCGCATACAGACCGTGAGGTGTCTTTGCACGTCATCGGAGTGTGGGAGGCGTAGCCGGCGTGAGCGTACCCGTGCCAACTCGCGGGTTGTCTCCTTGCACATCTTGGGTATGCGTGGACTCTTGTCCTGCTGTTCAAGCCAGGCGTAACGCAGTTCAAATCGGGCACGTGCTGTCATGGAGATCACGTCGGTTTGGGGGAAGCCAATGAGTGAGCAGACCTCGGGAAGCTCTAGACGCTCGATGTCCATGTACCACAGGAGAGAACGGCTGAGACCTGAAAGTGACTCATAGGCGCGCGCAGTGACAGAACTTGGTTCTGCCTCTGGTGCGTAATAACTGGCTATGGTCATGGGCTGGTGGTCCTCAGGGTTCTGCCACTTTTGTGTGTGGTCTACACATACAAAGAGCGCAGGGGATACCCGGTGTTACGCGATTCCTCGGGTGAAGACAGCGCGCATGTGAGAGCACCAGCGAATGAATGAAACAGTGAGGTTGAGATGGCGCAGGGCGCGGCACAGCATGAGTGGGTGCCAGCGGCGAACAAGATCGGTCGAGTTTCTAGTGTTTTCGGCGGGTTGGGCTGTGCCGCAAGGGTCAGGATGCGGTCTCGACGGTTTGTTGCTGGTTGGGCACGGTGGCGGTCTGGGCGTCTTGCAGTGCCGGTGCTGGTGCAACCAGCGTGCCGGCGGAGAGGCGCTTCTCATACGATAGGTGCAAAAGGTCAACCACACTCAGTGACACGGAATGTGGGCCGTGGACCTTGAACCAAGTACCGTTTTCGGGGACGAGTCCGGTGGGGTTTTTCTGTTTCATCCAGTTCACCGTATTGCGTATTTTTCGACCAAACAAGCCTATCTTGGGTGAAAGACTTATTTTAATAGCAGAATTAAGTTGCCGGAAACAATATCCACTGATGGGATAACCGGCTCTGGCGTGCTAAGCCAGATAGGTCACTCAATGTTTTGCGGGCAAAGGACTTCACCCAAGCACTGGTCAGCCATCGAAAACTACGTAATCACCCGTACGTGATGTCCGCTAAGGGAAAACGGGCAACTATCTCAAGCAGGTGGCGGAGAAATCCTAATGCGCGGTGCCTTGAGGCCGAATGAAGAGAGTTCTCGCTTTAAATGGTTATATGTCACAAAAAAGTGGGGCTGCCGAAGCAGCCCCACCAAAAAATCTACTCGATGCAGTCGAGTCGATCAGAGTGGACGGATGTTCTCCGCCTGAGGACCCTTTGGACCCTGCGTTACGTCGAACTCAACCTGCTGGTTCTCTTCGAGGGTACGGTATCCGTTCGAGGTGATTGCGCTGTAGTGTGCGAACACGTCAGCTGCACCGTCGGATGGGGCAATGAATCCGTAGCCCTTTTCGTTGTTGAACCACTTCACGGTTCCGATAGCCATAATTTTCTCCTTCAAGAGGTGTGAGAACACCCGCGACTGCGGATGTGACGTCACGGTTCCCAACGTCAAACTCTTGAGGATCAAGACTGACCGCATATCGGATGCGGGCAGGACACGCAAGGCACTGCAACTACGTCGCTAACTGTACTTGGTCTAGACCTTGTGCGCTAGAAGTTCCGCAAAAGAACTCCAAACCGTTATCATCGGCGGAACTCACACCGCCATCCGGAAAACGCGGACGAAACAGTTTCCGCGGCAGCGTAACGAGATGGAACTAGAACCTCATACCCAAGATGTAGCCCCACGGTTCCGATATCACTTCCTCAAATCCGATGCGGCCATAAAAGCCCACGGCCCGCTCATTCTTCCCACTTACGCCCAAATGAACGCCAGGAACGCCGGTAGTGCGGAACTCGTCGAGAAGCCTCAAGAGAAGCCGCTTCCCATTCCCGCCGCCCTGGGCGGTGGGAAGCAAGTCAATGTGGAAGTGAGCCGGAAAGTCCTCACATACCTCGGGGCGGGTACCAGACCATGTGTGCAAAGACTCAACCAGTTGTGGGTCCCGGTACCCGTCCCTCATATCGGATAGTGGATACTTCTCGCGAGGATAGGTTGCGCGCGCCTGCGGCCACCAGTGCTCCTCCAAAGTGCGGTCGAACGCCACGGAGTCAGGAGTTCCCACCGCGTAGCCGACCACTTCGTCGTTCTCATCCACAAGCACAAAACAAAACTCGGGCGCAAACCGCGCGTATTGCCCAACATAGAGGGTTCCGATCAGATGGGGGTCACGGTAAATACCCGTTGCGTCTTGGCCATTGTCGCCAGTCTTCAGGCAAATCTCGTAGAGCCGATCAGTTTCAGCCGGATTGGTTGGATCGAAGCGTCGAATACGTAGAGCAGACATGAACACCAGTGTAGAACCTATGTGAGGCAATAAAATGGGCGGGAGGAGCCCGCGCTTCCTCCCGCCCGTGGGGACGTCCAGATACCGAACAGAGGGGTCAAATCGGTATCGGCCTCATCCCCATGTCTGAGCAATTCGACTCTTCAATTGTGTA